TCATAATATTGATCGTTAAGTTCATATTCAACTAGTTCTGGGTCAGCACCCATAAACATACACACTAACTCAAGAGCTGCCTCTATACCTTCTTCCACATTATTACCTAATGTATATAAAGCGCTGTACTGTGACCCATAACGTATTCTAGCTGCTTCTGCTGTTTCTCTACCACCTGCTGGGGCTATTAATCTAGCACCAATGGCCGCAGCTTGTTCAAGCTTTTCTTTCATCGCTTGTGCAGCTAGTTGATTTGCATTAGCTTGTAAGAGAGTGGCACCACCGTTTGAATTAACTACTAAGCCTTTACGACTCCCCATCTGCACACCGTTAGGGTTTGCATTGTCAAAGTCATCTTTGCTCATGTCGCCAATGTTAACGACTAGGTATGGTTGTCCACTTATGTATATTGATTCTTCATAATCAGCGCTGTTACGATAATGACCTAAATTAACTATGGACATATCATAAAGAGGTTGATAATCTATGCAGCTGTCGTTGTTCTCAGAACCTATAAATATGAAAGGAAGTTTATCGAAGAGATTATTATTATAATCTGTTGGCGTAATGCGTTCAACTAGTTCACACTCATCATTATACACTAATTGTTCATACTTGTCAAGTTCATTTAAAAATAAAACTCTATATTGAACTTTAGTCTCTTGACTGAAGATGTCATTTTCATCATCTAACACTTGTTCTTTTAAAACCACTAGACTTAGTACGCACTCACCATTGACTTGTCTTGTCTTCCAGTTGATAATGCTCTCAGCCGCGTAGGGCTTCACGTAAGCCTTCATCCCGTCGTTGTAGTAGTCTACTAGCAGTCCGTATCTACCTGTCTGTAGAACGTCACCTACGACCTTCTGAGCGAACTGGTTATGATTGATTCCAGAGCCTGTCATATCATCTTCCAGATACTCTAATTCAGGGGGGAGTTCTATCTTAGGGTCTTTACGGAATACTAAACCAGTGAGTCCAACTTTTGTCAGGTTAGTGAAGTTGGTTAGTATAGCGTCTTGTTTGTATTGTTTAGATCTTATAGGGTCGTTAATATCGGGGGTTCTAATATATTTATGAGCATCATTATTTATAATGGCTCTCACTAGTTCCCACCTACAGACAACTTCTCTATATTCAGGATGAATTGTATCGACTTGTTGTGGCATTAATCAGTTCTCTTTTGCGCAAAAGAAAAGTCTATTTTAAATAGCTTTGGTTTAGGCCCCATCTCAAAAACTAGGGGATATGTTGTAGCATCGTTTTGATGGTCATACCCAGACTTTTTATCTGGCTTACCATTCTTGTCATACGGCTGGTTGATTAAGCATCTTGCAACTGTAGGACACTTCTTCTGATTTACAAACACCCTGCCACCAGCAAAGCCTTTGTTAGCTGCGTCTATTCTATCTTGTACGGCAGCATTTTTATTCTTTGAAAACGAGCGGATTAAAAATCCTCTGTCTTGTAACTCTTTAATAGCGGACTGGCTGGCGTTAGCGTTAGATCTATTACCACCAGTCGAATCAGGATACATTGTGATTTGATGTCCGTACTTAGCCCATCTATCGTGTATTAATTGTGCTAATGTTGCGGCATCACGTACACCTGTGAGTTCATCTACAGCGTGCCATTCCTTACCACCATTTCTTTTTACAAAAACTGTAGCAGATGTATTATCTACGTTAAAGTCACACCCTATGTACAGGGGCTCTCTGCCTTCTATTTCTTCCGAGCTATCATGTAAGTTTGGGTTGTAATTAAAATACACGCTCAAGCTTTGCATGTTGACAAACTCACCATTCAAGTAAGCCTCAGCTACGTGAGCTGGGAATCTATCTCTAATTTGTTGTAAGTACTTTGATGTAACTGTTGGATTATCGGCTGTACGACCTTTCACTTGTTTGTAGTCTGGGTGGTCTCTTAGCTCCCAGTTTCGGTAACAGAAGTTGTAACCCTCTGGTGTTGTAAAAGATATAATCTTATTCATGCACACCATCCGGCCGGATTCTTCGTCCAGTACTCTATAGTCAGCTGGTACGTCATTAGGCTGTTGCCTGTTACGCATTGATATACCTCTGTATATCTCATCTGCTTTAGCTTCTGGTATCGTATCCAACTCATCTATAAGAGCTGCGTATGATTGATACCCTACGAATGCTTGTGGGTTATCCATTGGCTTAAAATAAATATTACCACAGTTGGGCGTACTTATCTTAATCATGTTCTCATGACTTAAATATCCACTATGCTTAATCTTAAATTGATCTAGCCATAGTATAACATTTGGCACTTCAATAGTTCTAATATGGTGATGCTCAGGGGCATATATGTATATGTTGGCATCTTTAGAGTGTTGTACTAATAAGACAGCTACAAGGCCTAGTAAGTAAGACTTACCACAACCAGGACCACCTACAAATAAACAGTTATCACAATCTTTACTTCTAACTAGCTCTACGAACTCAGCTTGGCTTTTCGTCAAGGAGATTTTCAGTTCGCTCATGCTCTATAATCCTTGCTTGTGGTGGCTGTATGTGCTCAATTCTTATTGTTGTTATTTGCTCATCGTGTGTATGAGCCACTTCTTGTTTATCAACATAACCAGCTTCGTTTTTAAGGGCTAAGTTAATAACACCAGCATTACCGGGACGTACGCCAGAAGCCACTTCACGCTGCATTAGACGCCACCAAGAGGTTTTGTCCTGCTCCCCTATCTGGTGAGCCTCTGCGAACGTTGGATGTGCCTTAATCCAGCCATTATAGGCAGAGATTGTAACACCCCACAGGCAGCATACTTCCTCTATCGATTTCCCGTCTTTACGTAATCCATTTCTTAAATCTTTGGCAAACTTTGGACGGTACTTACTGTTACCGTGCTTCTTCATTGAGTAACTCAGTGCCTTTTAGCATGTAGCTAATTGACGTTGGTTGGCTAAGGTTTAGATAACTGCAACATTCTGTATTATCAGAATTAAGTCTAATGCATAAATCATTATTATAATAAAACTGTGACCCTGCGGCTATTTCATCTATTTTTAGTATATTCATTTGTTTGACATCTTCTCTAGTATGTGTTTAATATCTGATATGTCTTTTGTGATGTATTTAAAGTCTGTACGTATTTCTATTAACGTCTTCTCAACGTCTGTAGTACGTTTCTCTAGGGCTTCAATTCTGTTGTCTTGCTTCTTGAACATATACCACACCACAGCTAACAAAGGGGCTATTGCGTAACGTAAAATGACTTCGATGAGTTGCCCTATTTCCATGCTTTATTCTTCTTGTGCTGATTTGGTTGCGTTTAAAATTGCAAGCCATTGCTCTTGAGTCATTCCGTTTTTAAATAAGGTTTTGCGTAACTGGTCTGCTAACACTTTCTCGTTTAATGCCTTAAGTTTTTCAATTTTCAAAGGTTGTCTTTCAACCCATGATTGCTGTACAGCTGTAAATATACCAGAGACAGCACTAGAGGCTATTGGCAAGCCCCAGATAACTCCTACAACAGCTACATAGAGCTGAGCATACCATGATGGTATTAAAGCTAGGTTAGCAAATATATCTTTACCAACAGCAGGTAGTATACAGACAATAATTACAGGGAGAGTTAATATAGCGTAGCTGAATACTTTAAAGCCTTGGCTTGTAGCTGCTAACTGATTCCTAGATTGCTCTACATTAGCTTTAGCCACTTCTGTGGCCATTGTAATCTCAGCTTTCTTAACTTCGAGTTGTGCTTGCTGTGTTGCTTGGACAATCTGGGCTTTAGTCTTGAAGTATTGTCCTAGAGGGCCATTCTCTCCAAACATAGAAGAGATGAGAGGTATTAGAGCTGTGAACCACATGTTTTATGATTGCCTTGGGACGTAATAGAGGAGCACACCAGAGTTGCTAGGGAGGGTACAGACTATGCTCGTAAGCATTAATTCTGCTTGCAATAGGTGTGCTTAATTTTTATTTATTAATTCCTATTATACTACATTTAATAGGACTTGTCAAGTGTTTTCATAACTTTTTTTACATCTGAGAACTTAACTCCGAATATATCAGCTATCTCACTTAGGGAATATTTAGATGCTGATATAAAACATTCAATACTATCAATAACATCCTCTTCTAAATCGATCTTAAGAGCGTTACGCCTATCAGCTCCATGTCCCATATTATACTCATGTGTGCAATACTCTAGATTCTCAAAGTAGTTATTAGACCTATTCCCATCCTTATGATTTACTTCAGCATCTGATTTACCTATAAATGCTGCCGCAACTAGACGGTGCACTCTGTAGTTCTTGCCGTCAAGGATTACAACTCTATACCCATCTTTATCCATTAACTTTAATTTAACTGGTAGTTTATAACTACCTAATGATCTGCCCACACCACGCATTGAGTATACATTACCGAAATCAGTAATAAAATAAAGTGGATGACCTTTAATTTCCTTTACACGCTCATTAAGCTCCATATAAAATTCTCCAAGTTTGTTACGTTTAATTATAAGCCCTAAGTAGATATTTGTCAAGTTTTTACAGAAAACACTAAAATTTGTCAAGTGTTTTACGAAAATAAATTAGCAGGAATAACAAGGACTTATAAAATATTTTAAAAATATTACTTGACAACAGAATTATTTTATGCTATATTAAAA